AAAGGTTTGCTGCTGCTTGTGCTGCGTTTGCCTTAGAAGTAGCGTCTAGTGCTGCTGCAGTGATTGCTGCTGCTTCTGCAGCGTTAGCCTTTGATGTTGCATCTGCTGATGCAGTTGCTTCTGCTGCAGTCTGTGCAGCGTTAGCCTTTGAAGTAGCATCTGCTGAGGCTGTAGCCTCTGCTGCTGCTTGTGCTGCGTTAGCCTTAGAAGTAGCATCGGTTGCTGCAGTAGCTTCTGCTGCTGCTTGGGCTGCTGATGCTGCGCCGTATGCATCAAATGTGTTTGCATTTATTGTAAGATTGCCAGCGTTATCGACATTAAATACGCCTGTGTCGACTGACTTTACAAGTGTAGGGCCACCAACAAGATTGAGAATATAAGAATCTCCGCCTGTTTCTGTAAGTATATTTTGGTTGTTGATTGTACCTGTTGTACCTTCAACTATAAGACCTGATTTAATTCTAAAGTTTTTTACTACTGTTGCCATTTATATGACTCCTCTTGTTGCCTATTTTATACTTTAAGTGCTGTCCTAACAAATCTTACTGCGATCTCGCCAGAAACTGGTGCGACTCTTAAGCTAATTATACCTGAATTTTCTTCAAAAGTATAAGTAAATATGCTGTTGATTGTGTTTGAAATGATATTAGATTCTGATACCATCATGTCTGATCCATCTTGAGTTGCAAGTATCTCTGATGTGTAAACATCTGAACCTTTTGTGACTTGAAGATTGTATCTTACTGTTTTCCAAGCATTTTTTGCAAATGAATCTACATTGGTAGGGTTTTCAATACCATAGACTGTAAGGTCGTTATTTCCTTCAAGTCCTAGTAAAATCTCTGGTGAAGAAGTGTTGTTTTCTATATCATAAACTGATGATTCAAGTTCTGCAATTTTGTATTGCAATGAATTTGTATCGCTAGATCCGTTGACTCCAATTTTTGTCTCTATTGCTTCAACTGCGTCGTTTAAGTTTGCATGCTGTTGCGAATGAGATGGGCTAGATAATGGATCAGATGCATTAGGGTTTACTAATGAATCTACTGAGTTTGGGAAGCTTGTTGCCATGTTTACCTCTGATTTATGACTTATGATAATTATATCATCAAATAATTATAAATATCTGAAATTAAACTTTACCACCGTCTAGTAATGAAAGCTCTAAGAAGCTAGCATCATCAACGTTATTTGAAGGTGCGCCTCCATCAAAACCTATTACCTTTGGAAGAATTTCTGATACGCTTGCTGTTGTATTTATGTCTCTAAAAGTTATAGGATTTTCAATATCAATTGTATGAACTTCTCCATCGTATGTGTGTGTATGCATATAGAATGGAGCTGGGTCTGTGTTGCTTGCTATTGTTATCCATATAAGCCCATTATGAATCTTTAAGGCTTTTTCTGTTGTGTTAAAAAACACATCACCTACCGACCCAATCGGGTCGGAGGCTAGTGTTGTTAAGTTCAGTAAAGACTTAAATTTTCTTGACATTTATTATCCTACTATAACTACTCTGTATTCACCAGCTGTAGGAGCTACTGCAAATTTTACAGTAACAACTGAGTCTGATGTGTGCTGTACGTCTGCTTCTATTTGATTATAATCTGCATTGTTTTCAAATATTTGAACTGTAACGTCTTTTGTTGCTAAGTTATGAGTTACCGCATAAGAAGTTGCTGATCCGTCACCAATTGTGGTTGCATATTTTCTTGAAATATTGTGATAGTTTCCACCAACTTGACCAATTTGCCAAACATCTGCTGTTTCATTCCATAGAATTTCAGCATCTGCCTCATCGCCACGCTCAACAAGAATTCCAGCATCGGCTATTGGGGTTCCAGTTGCGTTGCTATTAAGATTTACCTTGTTGTCTTCTATATTAATTTGTGTGGTATTTACAGAGTTTACTGTTCCTATTACATTAAGGTTTCCACCAACTTGTAAGTTTCCAGTAATTTCAACATTATCTGGTAGACCTATTGTGACTGCTGCTGTCTCTGAGCCAGAGCCTGTTACTTCAATCTCATTTGCTGTTCCAGTAATTGTTGCTATGTAGTTACCAGTTGTATCTGTGCCAAGGGCTACTGAGTTTGGCTCAATAGTAGTTGAGATTGTTACATCTCCAAGATTGGTCATTGTTGCAGAACCAGTTACATCTCCTGAAAGAGTGATTACTGGGTCTTTATTAAGAGATACTGCTCCTGCTGTAACTGTAAAATCATTTGAATCAAATGAAGCAACACCCTTATTGGTATATGTTGCATCTTCTGCTGATACCGTAATTGTATTTTCTGTTACATCAATATCGATGCCTTCTCCACCATTTACAGTTAATCCTTCTGTAAGTAATGAAATAGATGTAGTTCCAGTATCTCCAGTTATTGAAAGTTCTGTTGCGACATCAACTTCACCTGCTGCTGTCAAACGACCTTGTGCGTCTACTGTAAATGTAGGTATTTTTGTTTGTGATCCGTATGATCCTGCATTTACTGCTGTGTCGTTGAGCTTTAATGTTGTTGTTCCTGCTACATCATCATAAGTTGCAGTAAGTGCTGTGCCTGCAAGTACGGAAGACCCAATGACATCCTGAATTACTTCTGTAGATCCTGATGTTGGTATCCAGTTTGTTCCGTCATAGAAAAACAGAACATTTAAAACATTGTTGTAGTAAATTTGACCAGTTACTGGGTTTGATGGTGCTGATCCTAGATTTTGAACTCTCGCATTCAGCAACTCATTCTTATTAAGGTCTAAGCTGACCGCATATTTTCTTGCCATTTCTTCTTCTCCTTTTTAAGACAGGTATGCTGTCCCTGAAAATGGTTGAGCCATAGTCAGTGTTATTGTATTTGTATTATTGTAATCTATTCCAGTTTCAAGTATATCTCCAGAGCTAGCCTTAACCGTTACGTTTGGGAAAAAGTCTAAGTTGTGGTTAAGAACTACAGAATATACTCCAGACACTGGGCCTGTTACTTGAGCGAGTTCCCAAGAGGTAGAATATGAATACTCAGAACCTTCTTGAATAAACTTAATTACTGTTGCTCCAGACCAAGATAGGTCTGTTAACTTTGGACCATAAAAATCCGTAGTTACTGTGTTGTAATAAAAGTCACCAACAACACCTAAATTATTTGCTGGGGCTGTTGTACCGTTTAATATTGTTCTTCCAGCAGGACCTTGTGGTCCTGGGGTTTTTACAATTACTTTATTTTTTACTTCTGTTACTATTACTTTTTCTGACATTATATAGTTACCGATCTACTGAGAGTTAAAAACCCTTCGAGGAGTTTTATTTTATTCCCGTTAGAATCGACAACCATAATGTCATAAGAAGATTTTGGATAAAAGAGTTTGTTTGTTTGAGTAGGTGTCATCTTAACAGTTAGTGTTCCAGTTGGACCATCAATTGTTATACCACCAGATGGTGATGTTAATGTAAATGCTAATTTAGATCCACCCTTAGTATCACGCACCTGCATTTTTGCAGTTGAGTTTACTAAACTTATCGGTGTTACTTCGTCCTCTGCGGTGTATTGGACCTCAAAGGTAAAAGTAGCATTTTGATCTACTTCAAAATTCTTTTGTACTGCCATTTGCAAAATCTCCTAAAATAGGAAAACTCCTATGCCTATTTTAGCACAGGAGCCATCCTAATTGACTGTTATTTTATTTTACTTTTTAAAGCCAAACTCTGTATTGCTTGGGCTTAATGCCTTAAGGATAACTGGGGCAACTGCTGCGACACCCGCTGCAATTAAATCCTTTGGATTTGTATTTCCAGTCATATAAAGAGCTGTCGCTGCTGCTAAAAACGCTCTTCCATAAGTTCCTAGGGCTGCTAGTATTTGTTCTGTGTATGTATTCATATTATCTCCTTTTTGGCCTTCGCCATTATATATTCTACCATTATGCGGATATATCCACAATCTCACAATTTCCATCTGAAGTGCAGGCTAATGTTTGGCTTCCAGAAGTTCCATCTTCTGTCTCATAGAAAGATAAATCTTCCCATCTAATACTTTGAGGCATTTTTGAAACAAGTTCTTCGTACTCTTCTTTTGTTACCTCTTGGTAAGGAGCTTGCTTGTAACTGTGATCTGAGTGCGGTAGGAACGAAATTCCAGACACTTCATCAAAATGCTTATATACCCAAGCTCCAACTTCCATCCATTCGTCTTCCTTTACAGAAACTGTAATAGAAGGTTTGTGTTCACACCATGCACGTTGATAGACTAACCAAATGTTTAGATGCTCAATAGCCGTCAAATCATTTCTAACAATTGCACCCTCTGGTGCCTTTACTGGAAATGAAAATACGTATGTTTCGTTTGGTTTCATTACATCATCTTCTACTGGAATTCCAACCTCCTTAAGAAATACCGAAATTGGATCTCCTTTTGAGCCACGAACAGTTCTAATATAATATGGAGAATGCCACGCATGCATTCCTGAAGACACCCCGACCAATTGAGATACTGTACCTGAAGGCTTTACGCAAGTAATAGCTGCAGACTCGGAAATCCCAATTTTTCCAGCCTCTTCTTTATTTGTTTCACGAGCATATTCTCTTAATGACATAAGGTAGGCTTCTAAAGCAATTATGTCTTGTTTCCCAGACATAAACTTGTGTCCAAATTGCCCAGTTAAAGAAACTCCAAGCAAACGCTCTTCTTCTGTATTGTCTTTCCAAATCTTTCTAAGATATTTAAAATCAGTTAATGTTGATTGCCAAGTTCCAAGAATTGTGGCTAGTCTTACCTTTTTTGCAATATCCTCTTTTGTATCCTCTTCACGTAATACGACTTCTGAAAGGTTACAAAACTGGTAAGGACGTAAAATAATTTCTGAACATGGGTTAGTTCCGTAGTGTATATCTGGATCTCTTCTTCCGTACTTGGCTGCTTGGGCTTGAGCTGCGGCCACATTGTATATGCCTCGTTCTCCTGATTTTGAATCATATAAAGATTTCCATTCTGCAATAAATTGCTCCATATCTGGCTTGCGTGAGTAAGCAACAGAATTATTTGACAATGCTCGTTGGGTATTGTTCTCCCACCAATTTCCTGACTTTGCTGCAGCCATTTCAATATCGTTAATATTAGAAAGAGAAATCATTGCTGAACGGCGAACTCCACCAACAACAACAACTTCACCTATCTTACACATAATGTCATGCGCTTCAATTGGCTTTAACTGACGGCCTGCTGCGTTCTTAAACTTTGCAATAGTAAAATCAAAAAGGTTTACAAGTGGTTGAGGACCTGATGATCTACCACCCATTGTCTTTAATCTTGCGCCTGCTGGACGAACTTTAGAGACATCGATTGCTGGGATATGTCCAGTCCAAAGTAAAGCAAGAAGTTCACGGTATGCCTTTGCCCATCCTTGTTTGGAATCTTCTACAACAATTACCGTATCTGATTTTTCAAATGCGTCTGGTATTGAAGGTAGCTTATTAACATATTTGTATTCAACAGAAAACCCTACGCCAGTTCCGCACATAAGAATATACATAGTTTCATCAAACGACCTTGGGTTATCTACTGGAACAAATGAGCAATTGTAACCTGCAACATTATCTCTTTCTAGCGCAGCGCCAGCTGTCATTACAGATCGCATTGATGGCATTACACTTCTATTAAACACTGCAGACTTTAATTCTTCAACTAGCTTTGCGTCTGGCTCGTACGAGTGTTCTTTAAATAGGTGGTCAAGCATAAATATGAAATATCTATCTACAGTCTCTCCCCAAGTTTCACGACGATTTTCTTCTGGCATCCATCTTGCGTATCGTGATAACGCAATAAAATTTTCGTATGGGTTTTTGATTACTTGTGACATATAGACCTTTTCCTCCGCCTGGCAGATAAATTAAATTTGATTGAAGTCTAATTGTATCAAATGTTATTTATATGGGGAAGCCCCTAAGAAAAATTTTTGAATATGTCTTTAAATGCATTCTTAGTCAACTGATCCCAGCTGTACTCTTTATGCATATTAGATGCTTGAGCATAGTAATAACTTGAATATGGTTTAAAGTTTAAAGAAACATCTCTCATTACTTCAAGTAGATGTTGATAGTTTGGCTCAAAAACTTTTCCTTCATGTGGAAAAGGCCATGGAGAATCTATAATCTTTGATTTTAATCTTAGTGGCCCAAGATATTTTTCATAGTGTGCCCATCCGCTTGTGCAAATTGTTGGCATTCCAGTTGCAAGAGCTTGAAGCGGTATAAATCCAAAACCTTCTCCGTAGCTAGGATAAACTAAAACATCGTGTGAGTAGTAAAGACTAACTAACTCTTCAGTACTTAAAACATCTGTAATTAAATTAATGTTTGAATAAATTTTTTCAGGAGAGCCTATTATATTTTTATCTATATAGTTGTTAAAAATTCTTGTTGTGTTAACTTGATCTGCTTTTATTGTCAAAGAGTAGTTTGGATTATTTCCAAATAATGATACGAATGCCTCTACGACCATTTGGCCAGCTTTTCTTGGCGCTGGTTCTCCTATATGCAAAAACTTTATTACTCCATCGTCTGGCCTTTTGTACGGTTGCCAAATTGGATCTATTCCGTGAGGATAAACTTTTGAAACTTTGTATCCGTTATCTTCAAATACATTTGCACACCAATCAGAAGTCGTCCATATCTCATCGCATGCATCCATGTAATACTTCCACTCATTTGGAATTACAGTTGACTCCCAAGGTGTATAGCTAATCTGATATTGATTTTTATGTAACTTAAAATGTGAAGGTTGTGAAAAGTTTAATTGCACTTTAGACTTTGGGTCTTGAAAAGGAACAAAGTGTCCTAGATTATTTAATGATTTAACTATATTCTCTGAGGCGTAGCCGTACCCGTTTTTGCTTCTTAAGTTAGCAATTACTGTGGAAAACGATATATTCATATTATCTTTCTGGTTGACTGACTTGACACTCTTTTAATTACAATGGTATTATTATAGTTCGTTATCTCTAAAGGAGGAAATGCCAATGGAGAAAATAAAGCAACAGGTTAGTGATTTGGCTCATAATCTGGTTACAATAGTAATGATAACATTATTTATGTTTCCAGTCCAGCCTACACAAGCCTTAGTAGTAAAACCTTTAGTGAAAACTGAAGCCCAACTAAAGCAAGAAGTCTTAGATAAGTTCAGTAAAGAAATTTACAAGCCATCTGAGATGCTTACAGACGAAGAGCTAGTAGTATTACTCAAGACTGTAGGATTCGAAGGAGCAGGCCTTAAAAAAGCTTGGTCCATAGCAAAGCGTGAATCTAACGGAAGACCGCTTGCATATAACGGGGATAAAAGTACTGGAGATAGTTCTTACGGAATATTCCAGATAAACATGATCGGAAATCTTGGTCCTGAAAGACTTGAGAAATTCGACCTAAAGAGTAACAAAGAGTTATTCGACCCAGTAACAAACGCAGAGATAACGTATTATATGACCAATGGCGGTATTGATTGGTCAGCTTGGAAGGGTATGACCCCAAAAGCACAGGAATGGCTATTGCAATTCCCGAATGATCAGAAAAAGTAGGTCAAATGCAGATACAATATGTATCTAAGTACATAGCCTTATCAGAAGAGGGCCTTGTTCCTAGACTTGAATGTCCAATGGATCAAGGCTCTCTTTATTGTAATTTAAATTTAAATGACGAGATATATTTATACTGCCTTTCTTGCAATTATAAAAACTTTATAGGAATATCATATTATGATAAAATTGTTTCTATAGTTAAAGGGGTAAAAAATGACTGAGGGTACAGAAA